CTTCTTTCCGAGAACAAACTCACGGGCAAAGCTGTCAAACGCCACATCAAGGGCTTTGAGCGTGTCCTCGCAGTTGGCAAAGCAGCTTATGCCGAGGGGCAGCTCCGTGGGAATGTTGCTTGGAAAATCGGTCTTGAAATACTGAAACAGGGGAGTGTCCATAGCATATGTGAACGTGTCTGCCATATCGGGATAAAGCACCGACAGCGGCACTCTGTCACCCGGAGCATTGGGGTCAGAAGAACGAAACAAAAAGCACTCCACAAGGATATCATCATCCTTGACGGAATGCTTCTCGAATAACGTGTAATAATATTTGCCCTTGGCTGATACCGTGCCGAAAATGCCCTCGGTAATGTCCCTGTTGTCCCATTTCAATGGGTAGAACTGCCGCCCCTCAACAAACGAGAGCCGCACCCTGCCCCGTTCTATGTATTCCCTCAGAACACAGCCGCCCTGAGCAAATGCCGAAGAGAGAAGCCGTGGAATGTTCTTCCAGAAGCCCTCACGACAGAGGAAATCAAGGATAAAGTCGTCATATTCCTTTGACCCGCAGGATATGTCCACCTGCTCCGCAAAGCACTTGTGTGAAAACTCGTCACACAGTATCTTTGCCGTGTTTAGCATATTCATCTGCCGCACAGTGCCCCTGTTCAGCCCCGCACGCTTCACCTCACGCCATTTGGGGCGACCCTCGTAAATATCCTGCCACCTGTCCATATATCCGCTGTAAAAGCCGTTATCCCCGGGAAATTCTTCCTCCGGAAACGCCTGCCGCATTTTTTCTATCATCATTTTTCATCACTCCCTGTCTAAAAAAGGCATAAAAAAACCGCCTGATCTCTCAGACGGTAACAAGCGGACGGATTTCAACCGTCGCCTCAACACGATGGAAGCGTACTCACCCTATACTACTGCTTGTTATTAAGCATAAGTTTTCGGAGTTGCACCGAAATCTGCAATATGCTGTTTTCCTATTTAAACTATCCCTTATGCTTATTTTATTATATCACAAACAAATCAGATTTTCAAGTGCTTTCGTTTTCTTTCCCATTGGTTCAGCAAATTTGTTACAAACGACCGTTCTTTATCGTTTAGATCACGGTCGGCAATTTCATTGTGTTCATATCCAACGTGTACGTGCGGCATAAGCCCGTTGTGTGGCTTGCCTTTGACATCAATTTGCTTGCTTCGCTCCCTGTTTGAATCGTGAAATGTAATATGCTTTATATCTCCATTATTATCAACAGTAGCATATATACGCCCTTTTGATGCTGTTTCCATAGGAGCAGTTAAGGAGTTATTGCCATTCATTTTTATAACTTTAGTTTCTCCAAATTGTGCAAGTGTTGTGTATTCGGTTCCGTATCGCTTGCCTTTATCGCTCACCCCGCTTGCACTTCCTCTACCGCCCACAGGTCATCGCCTCCCTGAATTTATCCTGAAAAGATTTGATGTGAATTATATTCCCTCTGCATTCATCGGGAACAGAGCCGTAAAAGATTATTTTGGACGGACTGAGCCGTTCACACATAGCCTCATAGCCACTCAGAAACGCCGTTTTTGCCGCTTTGCTGTTCTGCGTTCCCACCGATGAAACGGCAACAACGCCGCCCACAGGCTCGCCGTCAAAGCACCACTCAAAGGATCTTTCATCGCTCCAGCAAACAGTCGGAATGACCTTTATCCCTAATGACTGCCAGTACGCCCCCAGCCAGTGCTTGCGGTAATGATTATATATCTGCATAGCCACAGGAAAATCGGTGTACAGCGAAAAATCAGGAGACAGCACACAGGCAAACTTTGAAAGCGTGTTTATATAATCCCTCGGTCTGTTCCATACCCTGAAAAACTGGTAATCATCAAGGAAGAAATGCACCGCTTTTTCTGCCCTGTCCTTTGCAGTTGCGGCATAATTAAAGCCGATAAAGCCGGAGAAATAGACTTTATCAGCCTTTATAACAGGTATATCATATCTCCCGACAACATCGGGCGTGAACTTTTCAAGATTTTCATACCGCTGTTTTTCGGGTATCATAAACCTATTGTCCTTTCCATCATATCGTTCATATACGGCTCCGTGCTGTACTCCTGCGCATCGAGATTATCAATGTTTGTTGTGCCGTCATCGAGGCGGACATCAGCCGTTTTGACCTTGCTATCCCACATAGCCTCTGAGAGCGCATCTATGGTCGATGTGCAGCCCTTAAGTATCTTGTACCGCCCTGCACCCATCATCACCGTGTAGAAGCGTATGCGGTCGTTTATGGGACCCTTTCGGGCATTATGTATTTCCACACACAAATTTCTTTTCGCCGCATCTATGCGCATACCCTCAATGAGCGTCTGCTCTGCGCTATCGCAATATACATTCACCAGCGGAACGCCCCCGAGAATGAGCCTGCATTCTGCAATAAAACCCGCAAAATCAGCATATAGCTGCTCAGGTGTCGCAGCATCTTTCCTGCGGTAATCGTGAACAGTCACCATATCCCGAAGCCCACGGGTGAAGCCCGTGCAGTTGAATGCGTGAGCCGACTTGCCGCCGCCGAAGTCAACCCCGACAGAGGCAAGCACAAGGTCAAGCCCGTCAAGGCTGTCAATGATAAAATCATTCGGACGGTCGTTGAAACGGCGGTATATAATGCCCTCGGCATTTACCCATTTTCCCAGCACATAGCGGTCATAATATATCGTGCCCGCATACTCGGTTTTCAGAGCCTTGACAAAATCGGGGTCAAGCGTGGGGTTGTCATCGAGAGTGTATTTCTGACAGTAAATATCCGCATCACTGTCAAGGAATTTCTTGAACCAGTGCTGACGTCCCTCGGGATTGCACGTTCCGTCAAAACGGCTGTAAGGCTTGTCAAGACGTGATTTCAGCATATCAAAGACAGCCTCGTTCCACGTCACGACTTCATCGCCGTAGCAGTATTTTACGGACATACCACGTATCTTGTCAACCGATGTTTTTTTGTCAGCTCCGAGGCAGTAGCACCGCTCACCGAAGAGCATAGCCGTGTTGTCAGTCGTGCGGATAGGTTTTACAAGCTCATCTCCCCACAGCTCCTGCAGGGGATATATGACATTTCGGAGCAGCGTGCCCTGAGTATGTCCCAGGAGCAGCACAGCCCCCTCACGTCCCGCCACACTGCGAATGCGTTTGGGTATGGCGTAATAGTCCATATACGTCTTTCCCGAACGTGTCGCCCCTGTCTTGACATTCCATCGGTGCGTAGCATTCCGAAAATATTCCTGCTGCATATCCGTGAACATCAGAAGCCCCCTTCGATCTTGCCGAGGACTTCATCAAGCTTGGAGAGTGCCGCACTGTCTCCCTCGGAAGAAGCCTTTTCCTTAAGCTTAAGCTCACGCTTTTTAAGGGCAAGCTCCTCGTGCGCAATATCCTTGCCGAGTATCTGTATCACCCTGTCAAACGCCTTTGTATCGCCCTGAGCGGCACTCAGGAACATAGACATAACAAGCACCATTTCGTTGTCCATATCATCGGGAGAAACACCGAGAGCTTCAAGCTGCTCCCTGTCATTGGCAGCAGCGGGAAGTTCAAGCAGAGCCTTCATCTTCTGCTTCATGTCCTTTTTGCGCCGCCTTGCCTCACCCGATGCCTTGCCGCCTTTTTGAGTGATTTCTCGGAGTTCACTCGGAGTTCGTTCGGAATTTGATATTAGATTTTTTTCATTCACGGGTCACCACCTGCTTGGTTTGAAGTATAAAAAAATCCATGCCGAGCAATTAAGTCTCAGCATGGATTTTAGTTTTTTACTATTTTAATATTATGGAAGGACTGGATTTATAAGCAATATAATCTATAGGAGAGTACGCATCATATTTATTTTTTTCTATTTCAAAAGAGTATGATTGAGTGTAATTGGTGCCATATAGATCTTTAAAGGTCAAGATTATCTCATAGATGCCTTCTATTTCGTCAGATGAAAAACAATCCTCAAAAAATATGATATCTCTTCTTGAGCATATGCTTTTCTCTAATGAAAATGGATTTGTGGATGAATACTTATGTCCATTATGCTGAAGAGTTATAATTATGTTAGTAGCAGTGTTTAATCCGATGTTTTTTATTATGAGTTCAAGACGGAATTTTGCGTTGCCTGTATCAAGGTCCTTTTTTTGCTCAAGAATATTATTTTTTATAAGAAGTTGATAATTTGTGTTGTAATTATTATTGATGTTATTACCGCTATTTAGGTGAAATACATCTAAATATGGCATAGCACCATTTATTTTGGCTTTTTCATCACGTACAGAGTTATCTTTTATGGTAAACATTACAGCTACAAGCGTTCCTATGCCGCCTAAAGTGCTGCCTATTAAGCTTCCCATATCAGGGGTATATTTTTCTTTCAAAATTATGGCAAAAAATATCATTGTGATTCCCACAGCTAACATGATGAGTGAAATGATAAAAATTGTTTTTTGAATTGCTGAAACTAAAAGGTTTGGCTTTTTCATTTTTGTTACACCTCACGTAAAATATTTTCTACATAATACCACAAAAATAATCATTTGTCAACAAAATTTGGAAACTAATTTAAAAAATGCTAAAAACGGAGAAAAATCAGCAAAGA